CGACCCTAAGTTATAACCAGGGTCCGAGATCGTACCACTGCTGACACAGGCTGTTACTCAGTCTATATTTAGTTCTTCCTTGAAGGGGAACGGCGTTACGCCCCTCCCTCTCGGTCGGCCGAATATAGCTGGTAATCGCTTGCAACCTGTGATGGCGTTCTCCGGAGTCCCTTTCGGAACTTCGAAGTACGACGTCTGCTAAATGCTCCCGGAAACCATAATCAAGGTCCCCAGTGGCTTTTAGCTGCCATAAAGCGGCCAACAAATAGCCGTTCGTATCATCTTGGTAAGTTCTACTTACCTCCACCACGTTCTTAACACGGTAGCCTTCAAGGCCGTGTCGAGCGCGGCTAGGGGTTGCCTCATCCAAGTTAGCGATGAAGCCACCATCTCCAAGATCATTCGGAATCCGAAACCGATAAGGTTTAGGACACGACTGATAAAGGAGCTCAAACAACGGTCTGAAGCTGGCATCACAGGAGGTACGAAGATTCCTCCGATGGGCCAAGCGACGAACCGCGTTTGCTAGGCGATATAACGCTGGAACAGATGAAACTCTATCTTTAAGATAGATAGGCTTGACGTCAATACCTGAGAAAAAATGAGCTCCGCAACTTTCCCTAAATAGTGAGTCGTAATGACTCTTTTTTCTATTTAGACGGAAGCCATAGAACTCAAGCATCTCAGAGAACAACTCAAAGCAGGCGGTCGGCAACACTACATCATCGCCGTACGCGCTCACGTCAGAAGAATCGACGTGTAGATATTCAGCGCAGCATGAAGCTACTGCGTAGAATATCAACGACTCTAGCTGAAAGGTGAAGCCGTTCCCCATACTGGAGAACTTCTCCCACTTACGGGTAGAGTTGCTAAGAGTGCCATAATGAGATCGACAGCAATCCAAAAGCAAGTGCCAACGCGGAGGGAGTAATTCCTCAACGACAGCACGAGCTATGGAGTCACTAGCAGATGAGAGATCAACGGTAGCAAGGTGTTGGCTCAACGAGCCTAGCCGAGCTAACTGCTGGTTCCTCGACTGATAGCGCAAGTCGACCCCATACCGTCGGAGCCTCATACCAATCATATCACCAATGGACTTTTGGAACCAAAGATTGATTCCGGGTTCAACGGCGATAACGCGATTGGTCGAAGCATCCTTAGGTACAGTGATCACCTTATTCCCAACTTGGAAATTCGGAAAACCCGAATCTACAAGCTGGTGAGACCAAAGAGGATAACTTACCTCTAAGATCTCCCAAGGGATAAGGGAGTACAGATCACGCGTTATTCCGGTTTCAAGCCGGAACTTCTTGGCTGGACTGGCGTCCCTACGTTTTATAAGCGTAGAGGCGCCAGGAC